CAGTGGCATTATATTCTTACTTATACTTAACACTTTTTCTGCTGTAGCATTATTACTGTCTGTAACGACTATTTTAAGTGTGTGTAGAGCATTATCTTCTAATGTATAGTTAATTGTTTTCTCTGTTGTTAAATCTGTTGTGATAGTTTCTTTTAATACATCATCTATAAAATATTCTATTTTAGTTAGTAATGTAGGGTCTGTGTGGTCTGCTTTAAATGTTGCTGTAGTTGAGTTGTATGAGGATATATTCAAAAATGGTAATGCTTGTAGTAATGTTATTTTAGCACGACCATCTGAATAATCACCTACGACAGTAGTATTTCCAGCGGTTGTCATGACTACATTATCAAAATAATATTCAGAAGTTGGTGTATATCCAGGTGGCTTATAACTATCTTTAGTTAATACATAACCACTTCCGCCACCACTTCCATATTTACTGGAATCAGCACAAGCGCCACCATACCAGCCACCGCCTCCACCTGTATAAGGTGAAGGTTTACTAGGAGTAGCGCCTTTTCCAAAAAGACCATCGCAAGAACCATCATCAGGGATACTTCTGCCGCCTTCGTATTGTGTACCACCAAAAGCAGGTCTGCCATTCCAGCCTCTACCAATTCCACCTTTTAAACCTCCACCACCACCTCCGTCATAAGCATCATAGCATCCACCACCACCTCCAGCGACAATTATACGAGATAGTAAGCTTTGTTCATTATCCCAAGTACCACCAACAAGTCTTATATCAGTAGCACCACCACCACTACAGCTAGCAGCATATCCACCACCATTGAACGAATAACCTTTTCTGCCATCTAAACCAACATAAAGATATAAAGTAGTTTCTTTTTTTAATGTTAATTCCCCAGAAGAATAACCACCTTTTCCATAATAAAATCCATCTGATAAAGGAGTACCTGTAGCACCACCTCTAGCACCCCAGCATTCAAGTTTATATTTACCAGGCTTAAGTATAATTTCTTGTGCTGAATTTACAGCATCAAAATTCCATTCAGTCTGCATTTTCTCACTCTCCTTTCTAACAATAAGTTATCAACTCATTTACACTTGTTGCAATATCAGATAAATTTCCACTCAATTTTTCTTCTATATTAACCAATCTATCTTCGATTTTCTTAGACGAATAAGTAGTCATTTCAGATACTCTGTTATCATCTACAGTTGCATTAATAAAATGAGTTTCTGCATTTCCATTTATCACATAAACGTTTAATTCTGACCTTGTTTCACTTCTAATTTCTATAGAATTATCATCGATAATTTTAAAGTTTGTAACTACATTTTCTTTTGTAGTAACATCTATAATATTTACAACTATTCTCTGTGTTAATAAACTATGTGTTACAGTTGCTTTGAATCCATTTTCTGCATCCTCCACCCAATCATCAATTGCGACCCTTTGAGTGTATGCAACATTTGAACCACCTGCAATTAATTGGTCAATTTTAATATTTTGTTTCTCATTTTCTGTGTCAATTCTAGTATTTAACTCTGTTTTAGCAGTTTCTATGTTACTTGTTAATTCTGTTTTAGTTGTATCTATTTTAGCGTCTAAATCTTGTATGTCTTTAAGTGTTGCTAAAATTACAGTAGGGTCTACTTTTAGATTGATATTAGCTACATTAGATACAACTAATATAACTTTTATTAAGAGTTCTTTTACAGTTCCCGAATCCGCAGTAGGTTTATATGTTGTTGGGTAACTAGAAATCGCCAATAATTGGTCTTTAGAGTCAAATAATCCGACCTCTCTTACTTCAAATCCTCCAACATCACCAGGTATAAATTTTTGTATTACTACCCAGTTAGGATTGTCTTTATCTGCTTGTGCATGTTCAAGTGTACTTTCCCAAACCACATTTTTTAGTGCTGTTTGACTCTCAGTTGGAGTATAAGAGCTACCTCCACCATCTCCAACCTTCATTTTTGCAAAATCTACTTTTTCACCTGTAATACTTGCATTTGCTATTGCTGCCTTACCAATGTCAGTTACTAGAGTAAAATATTGTTGTTCTGCCAATTTTATCACCTCATTTCTATTTTTTAGGATACAATGTTACTTTTTCTAATGCTCTATCATTTCCACTACAAATAGCTATTTCTCCAAAACTTTCTAAATTTCTAGGTACATAAGGATATATTGTAACTGTTTCTCCTGTACTAATTGTTGCACCTGCATAAATTCCACTTTTATCAAATAAAACTCTCTCAAATTTATGTTCAAGATGTGCAGGTTTTATTTCTTCTATTTTCTTATCTAATTCTAAAATAGTGTTATAACTGCAATTATTTGTTATAAAACTAAGTGTAAAACTAAATAGATTGCTAAATACTTCTACATCAACATTAGTCTTTGTATAAGCTTCTCCTATCGCTTTTATAACCTCTATTGTAGTTGTACCCTTGCCACGCATTTTAGCTTTTATATTACTTCTTCTATCTTCTATACTTAAATCAAATCTATTTTTAATAGATAAAATATTTTCCCAATAATCTAAGCCCCAAGTGGCAGTATCTACAAAAAACTGGTCAAAAGTATCGTCATAAGTTTCTCTAAGTGTTTCTAGTTCTATGTCATAAGCTTCTTGTATTTTTCTAGTAATATCATTGTTATAAAAACTTGGTAGTTTATCAATTAATTTCATTAAACTACCACCTCGCTAAATTCTAATGTAGTTACACTTGGTACTTTGTCTTCTTCAAAAGTTATATTTTCAGCTTTATTATTTAATAGTAAATTACTAAAGTCATGTAAACCTTCTGTGCTTGCAAGTATTGCACTTACTTTAGTGTAAATTATTTCTTTATTAACATTTATTAAGTAGCTATTAATGCTTTCTAAGAAGCTTTCTTTTACAAAATCTATTGTGTATCCTATTTCTAGCTTTATAGTTGCACTTATACTTATATCTAAAATAGAAGGTGTTGCAACTGTCAAAGTTGCCCCGATTGGCATTTCTGTCTCAATATGTTCTCTACATCTTTCAATCACTTCTGAATCAACAGCTTGATTATTTACTCCAAATATCAAAACTTTGACTGTTCCTGCTCCATCCCACCGAGGATAAATTTTAGCATTATAAACACCTTCAACCTCTAAAGCCCATTCTTCATAGTGTACTTTATTTCCACTTGTAGCTTGATTTTTCTGTATCTTATAGAATCTTTCTTTCAATTCTTCGTCTGTTTCTATTTCTGTACCACCTTGAAATGCTAAATCATTGTAAATTTTCGTTATACCGTTTACTTCGTCTTGTAGCTTAAATTCTGTATTTGCAGGTATATTATATCTAATTCCAATTTCCAAAGCCTGTACGGGGCTTGTATTTTGTTCGACTTCTGTACTAATTATAATATCTTTGATAACTACAAATAACAGCTCATTGTAAGATATAATAGTTCCGTTTGGTATGACTGTTCCGACCTTCCCCTCGAATGTCACCTCTCCAGTTGCTTCTGTTCCTAACTTTCTATATACTCCAAATTCGTTAACTCTCTTATCTAAAAAATCGTCGAAGTTATCTTCTATAAAAGCTTTTTTATGAAGATATGAAAGTTCTATATAGAATTTTGCAAGCTCTGAATTAACAGGAGATACCATATCACTTAAAAAAGAACCCTCACCCTTATAGATATCTAAATCTATATTAGACAAGGTCCTGTTTTTAACAACATCATAGGTTTGACTACTATACATTAACTTCCACCTCCCCATAAATCGTGTTTATGACTATATCTGCGCTTAGCAAATCATCTATAAATCTTGTATTACTAATATTTACATCTAAAACATATGGATTAACTAATAAAGCCTCTTTTATATACCTACTAGCTTCACTTTCTGTAAGTCCTTTGCTGTATTTTTGACCTATCAATTCAGATAGTTCTGTTCCATAACCCCATGAATAAATCTCATGCTCATACTTATTAGTTTTTATACATTTATACACCCAAACCTTTATAGCTTCATTGCCTTCAACAATCTTAAAATCTCCATTTTCTAAAATAGGTTTATCCTTTTCAAAATTCCAAGCCACTTCACGAAAGATTGGCAATTCTTCTGTTTTAGATAAGATATAATCTTCTGGGACACCTATAAAAGGAAATATTGTACTCATTATAAGCTCACCAACTTACTTACAACAGCAAATTTATCACTTATTTTAAACATTATTACTGTGTCATCAAGTTCAAATTTATCAATAAATGGATTTTTAACTTCATGTTTATGCTCTTGATTTGTTTCTGTGTTGAATATTTCTATCTGTCTGTCAAGAATCCAACTATCTATTAAAATATCTTCTTTTTCTAATATGATGTTGTTTACCTCTATTTTTAAATCTGGTAATTTACTTTTAATTTTTCCAATAAAAAAAG